TTCCAAAGACTTCGGGGATGTGAATAGCGCAGGGACAGCAGGAGACTTCTTCAAGATAGGACGCTCAGGCAATACAGGCTCTAACGGCCTTGTCTCCTTCGTTAAGAACAACCCGCTGGAGACGATAGGACTGGTCGCTCTCGCAGCCGTCACCGCTGGTGCAGGCACCACCGTCGCTGCAGGCGTAGGCGGAGGCGTAGCAGGCGCTGCAGCCGGAGCAGCCACCACCACAGTATTGAACACCGTCGGACAAGGCATAATCACAGGGACGGAGGTGGATCTCAAGTCGGCCTTAGTAGATGGATTCAAGTCTGCAGCCGTAGCCTTCGTTCCGGGCGTATCAACAGCTATTCAAACAGCGACAGGGCTGTCCGCAGCAGCCGCTAACATCATCGTCAACACGGCGCGCACCTCCATCCTCGATGGACAAGATCCCGTACAAGCCTTCATACAAGCCGCTGCCGGAGAAGGGGTCAAGTGGACGATAGAACAAGCCACGGAATATCTCAAAGGTGCGCCGTCGGTTAATTCTCCTGTCGACTCATCAGGCGGGAACTATGGCCACGACTCAATAGGCAGAGATGATCCGGGCGCTGTTCCGCGTGTAACAGATCAAGGGATGCTCGAGCCGAATAACGTCTATGTCCCGCCAATAGAGCCTAACACCACAGACGGCTTCGCCGCTGGGCCGTGGGGCGAATTCTCTGGTGAGGTGACAGACTACGTCCTACAAGACACAGGCGGAGGTGGTGGTGGAGGCGGTGGAGGCGGTGGATCGCCTGCCCCAGCTTCATCAGGCCCGACGACCTCAACCGTCTCAGCAGCGCCCGGAGAGCTTACGCCCGACACTGTCGTCGAGCGGCAGCTACACGAATCCGCTAGATTAGAAACAGATCCTATCGTCAAAGCGTTATTGATTAAAGAATACGAGGCATACGCAGGTCGGGCCTTTGATCCTAACGTAATACCGGGAAACGTGATACAGGACGTACGCAGCTCGGATGGCTCTACTATTGATGGGCCATTCGCGGATCTATCGGGCACAGCCGCTAACGTCTTCAGCGTCTTGAACGGACTCGTAGACCTCTCAGCTGATCCCATCACTAACGGCATAGACGGAACCTCCACCGCTGACACCACATCCACCGCTGACACCACATCCACCGCTGACACCGCATCCACCGCTGACACCACAGGCACCGGAGACGGCACAGGGAGCGGCACAGGAGACGGTTCAGGTACAGGCACTGGTACGGGTACAGGGTCTGGTAACGGCTCAGGAGACGGCTCAGGAGACGGCCCCGGCATAGGCACGAACACAGGCTTAGGCAGCGATGGTGTCTTGATGGGCACAGCTACGAAGCCTGACGACGAATTCTCTCTGATGAACAAGCGTAAGCTCAGCCCTGCAGCCTACGCTGTACTTGGCCCATTCATCGACAACATCACAGGCGAATCCTACTAATGAAGACGTTCTTACAGCTAGTCAACTCCGTCCTCGTTGAGATGCGGGAAGAAGAAGTTACGACAATCAACTCCACCGTGTACAGCAGGCTTATAGGAACGCTCGTTAACAAGGCGAAGGAGCAGGTGGAGGATGCGCATAACTGGTCGTGTCTCCTCACCGACCTGACGTTCTCTACGATAGTGGGCACAGAAACGTATGCACTGACAGGGTCTGACAATCGTATAAACATCGAGAACGTAATCGACACAACGAACAAGTCTTATCTGAACGAGACGACCCGTCAGTTCATACAGTCTGAATACATGCTGGGCGACGTGGCATCTAGCACGCCTACGAAGTGGGCTAACACAGGCACCGACGCAACAGGCAAAGCGAAGATTACACTTTACCCAAAGCCTGCCGCGATTACGGCGATGAACGTCCACTGCTTCCTACGCACCCCAGACTTAGTAGCAGAGACAGACACGACGCTGATTCCTCATGCTCCGATCCGCGACTTAGCGATTGCCTTCGCTGTACGTGAGCGCGGGGAAGTGGGCGGTACGGCTGTCCCTGAATATCTGCTTCTCGCACAGCGAGCCCTCTCTGACGCTATAGCGTATGACGCTGCACGCAACGAGACAGATCAAGTATGGTATGAAGTATGAGTCAAACCCAGCAGAACATAACCATATCAGCGCCCGGATTCGGAGGGCTCAACACCGAGCTATCCCCAGCAGACGCGCAGGACTCGTTCGCAAGTGTTGCTGACAACTGCATCATTGATAAGTATGGCCGTATTGCTGCGCGTAAAGGCTTCCTAACCCTCACCACCGACGCCACAGCCTATGGCGCCGATATTAACATTGAGAAGATATATTCACATCTCGACGAGGTGGGAGTAGAGACAGTGTTCACCGCTGCAGATAACAGGATCTTCAAAGCCGAAGCAGTTCCTATAGACATCACACCCGTCGCTGGATCTACAGCTATCACCGACAACCACTGGCAGATCGTCACATTCAACGACGCGTGCTATTTCTATCAGAAGAACCACACAGCGATGAAGTGGGATAGTGCGCTGGCTACGTTAGTTGAGCCTGTCACTGCGCTACCCCGCGCCCATGTAGCATGTGCAGCCTATGGCCGCATGTGGGTGGCTGGCGTAGTCGGAGAGTCTCCTGCCATACACTGGTCAGACCTGTTGAATGGTGATAACTTTACGACAGGGGATTCAGGCTTGCTAGACGTTACGAAATACTGGCCCACTGGCTTCGACACCGTCGAGGCAATTATTGCCCATAACGATAGGCTCATCGTCTTCGGACGAAACAACATCCTAATCTATAGCGGAGCAGACGATCCTGTAAACTCCCTAGCCTTAGAAGATAGCATAAATGGTATGGGCTGCATAGCTAGAGACACTGTCCATAGCATAGGCAAGGATATTCTCTTCCTCGATACCACAGGCGTACGTAGCCTAGCACGCACCATTCAGGAACGCAGCGCCCCTATCGGAGATGTGAGCCGTAACGTACGTACCACGCTGGTGGAATTCATCGCTGACACTGAGGCGCCTGAACAGATAGACGCAGTCTACGCTTCCGAAGAGTCACTGTATCTCCTCCTGTTCAAAGAGAACAACATCATCTATGCCTTCGACACACGTCAGGTGGGGGAGAATGGTGAGATGCGCGTCACGTCATGGCCGGGGAACGCTGCGCGTAGCGCCTGTGTCAGTAAGATGGGACGCCTACTTATTGGCGGTGTTAGCCGTATAGGACTATACAGCGGCTACTTAGATGCAGGTGCCTCGTATCCGCTACGCTACTTCTCTAACCCAATGACCTTCGGGGACGTGAGTAGGCTGAAGTTTCCGAAGCAGATAGACTTCACAGTATTGGCGGGAGGTGGCGTCGAAGCCACCGTATTCTGGGGCTTTAATTACAGCAACGTATTCCGAAACCAACCCTTCACGCTTACGGGTCTGGGTGCAGTTGCGTTCTACGGCGTCTCGGAGTATGGAGACTCCGGCGTACCGCTGTCAGAATACACAGCTGGTGCAACGCTCGCGCGTGCGAAGGTTAATATAGGAGGGAACGGCGTAGCTGTACAGGTGGGCTCAGAAGTAGCTGTCGGCGGAGAGACGTTCTCAATTCAAGAACTTAATATACAAGCACTTATCGGAAGGATGGTATAATGACTGATTACAACAAGACAACGGACTTCGGTGCGAAGGATGCGCTAGCGACAGGCAACGCGTTGAAAGTTGTGAAAGGCGTGGAGCACGAGGTAGAGTACCTTGCGATTGAAGCTGCCATTGCGACTAAAGCCGATACGCTAAGTGCGACACACACCGGAACTACGGTGATTACTAACCTAACCCTGACGAATTCGATCACGGGTGGAACGATAGATGGTGGGAGTTATTAAATGGCCGGTATACTAGAAAGCATCTTAGGGTCGGGCGTTAAAGCTGCAGGCATCTATGACCAGATAGGACGCACCGAAGACCTTGGAGCCTACACCGTTGCGCAAGCTAAGAACTTAGGCAACGAAGCGATTGAAGGTACGAAGTTCACGCCCTTCACGCTTGCGTCTAACACAGGCAACGTCAACGTCGGAGCCGATGGTAGCATTCAATCCCAACTCTCGCCGGAGATGCAGGCCATCTCAGATAAGATGTTTGGCTATGGTCAGAATCAATTCGCGATGGCTAATCAAGACCCCGCGTCAC